CCCATTCAGTTAGCAGGAAGTTAAGACTTCTCCTAGCCGTTCTAAAGTCATAACCGCTACGCAGCTCAAGGCCGCATCTCTCAAAGGCTTCTTCTATAAGCTCATTGAGTGCTGGGTTAAATGTTGATGTGGCTACTGTATATGGCATCTAACATTTCCATTTTTTAAGACTTTTGTTAACACGGCTATTTGGATCATTTGCCGTCTTAGCAGAAGTTAACTTCTTCTTTAAGCCTGACATCCTGGCACAGAATGACTTCTTACGACTACCACCTTCTGGCTGAGGAGCCTTCAATCCGGGCTTACCGGGATTAGCTGCGTTATATGAAGCCCTACCCTTGGCGTTTAGGCCACCCTTCTCAGACTTGCCTTCTTTTCGCGTCCATGCAGGAGTTGCCATTATAAGATCTTACCCCTTGTCTTACCACGCTGCGCTATACCATCTGCACGACTAGATGCTGATATCCTGCCACCTGATTTGCGCTTAACCATCCTTGCCCTTGCCTGTGCCATTTCCTGATCTAGCTCATTCTCAGCTGCGGCCCTATTCATAGCCTGACCAGTCATCCTAGCTTTTGCCTTATCTGCATAGTCATCCATACCTACTTCTGCTGGAGATCTATTCTTATACTGAGCTGCCTCTCTAGCATTCATCTCAGCCTCAGTTACAGGCTGTCCATTCCATGTGCCAGATATATACTTTCTATTCTTATCTGCCATTACTTGCCCATCTTCTCGCCAGATCCCAAAGATATGCGCTTACGCTTAGCATGCATATTTGCATGTAGCTTGCCACCCTTCTTATAGACTTTTACAGGCTCCTTGCCATCACGCTTCTTGATCTGTCTAATCTTAGCTGGGCTGATATCACCCATACCGCGAGAGGCCCTCATGTTATACAAACTTCCCTCTAGTCTTACCTCTTTGGGCTATACCGTCTGCCCTTTTAGAAGCTGAGCTTACTTTACTCTTTACGCTACCACCGCGCTTCATCTCTTGAGCCGGCTCAGGCTGACTCTCAGCGGCTTGTGCACGGGCAGGTTGAGGCGCAAACTTCTTATCCCCTTGCTCACGCATTCTTTGCCCTGCCTGCTGCCGTCTTTCTTCTATCTCATCTTTTATGTTCTTGGCCTCAGAATCTCCACCACCCACTAGCTTTCCAAACAATCCCTTACCAGAAATAATTCCGTAGAGTGGACTTATAGAGCCAAGTATCTCGCTTGCTTTGCCCATCATTAACTCCCTAATTAAACCTTGCCGCCTTTCTTCATATTCTTATTACCCGGCATTGTGACCTGCTTTGCCTTGGTATGGCCTGATTTCTGAACAGTGTGCTCACCATGTGGCTTGTTACCACCAGCTACTACCTTGCCCATCTTAGATGCACCAACTGATCCGCCCTTCTTCATTCCAGTCTGCATTGCAGGCATAGCCGGTCCAGGCATCATTGCTTTAGCTTTAGCGGACATTGGTATACGACCCAGAGCGCTTAGAACTGAGCGGCCACCTGGAGCTTTTACCTTAGCCATTGATGCACCACCACGCTTCATGCTCATCTTTTCCATTGACTTAGAATCTTTCATTTCTCCGCCCTTTTTATCTCTACGGGCTTCGCTTAATGCTATAGCTATTCCCTGTTTAGGATTAGTCACCTTTTGCCCTGATGAGGACTTCAGTGACCCAGTTTTAAACTCATGCATTACTTTGCTGATTTTCTTGTTGTTCATACCATCCTGCCACGGGTCTTGCCACGCTGCGCAATTCCGTCTGCACGGCTAGAGGCAGAGCTAGCTAGTCCACCTTTCTTCAGGTTCTTTGCTTTTAGGGGGGAATAGTTCTTTCCCATTGCCTCTCTCTGGAACCACATGTTCTCAGATACTGGAAGCTTTTTCTTAGGCGGTTTGCCCATTTCTTCAGACCCATCAGAACCTTGCTGACGCTGAACAAAGGTAGACTTGCTAGCATTGCCAAAACTTTGCCGTCCATACTCAGCATCACCAGGCTGGGGCTGTCTACTGACAGATTTCTTTGGACCAGGTATTTCAGCTTTAACTGCCGGCTCTTCTCTCTTAACTTCTGGTGCCTTCTTAGGAGCATCATCCTTTACTTGGGTTGTATATCTCTTCCCATTATGCTCAAAGGTTTTAAGTCCAGCCTTTCTAGCTTCTGCAAATGCAGTACCAAATTTTGGTTGAGCTGCCTTAGCTGGCTCCTCACTCTTTGCCTCTTCTTTTCTTGCCCTAGGCTCAGCCGCCTTTCTTGATCCCATTCCGCCATAGCCAGTGCTAGCTTTCTCTCTCAGATCATACAGACTCTCATCTATATCTGGGCGGGAGTTAGATCTTGGCTCACCATAACTTACTTCCTCTCCGTCTGAAGACCTAACAGTATTGCCAGATGAATCCGTTAGCGCTCCACCTGCCATCTTCTTAATACGCTTCATACTATTCTCCCTTTGGTTTTTCCGCGCTGAGCTAACCGATCCGCCCTTCTTCATTCCAGTCTGCATCATCCTTTCCATTGCTTTGTTAGGCTCATCCATCTCAGTTGCAGAGAGCGCCTTATCTAATGGCTTAGTCATCTTACGCTGTAGGGTTGGCCCAAGCATTGCACCAAACCCAGCATTAGCTAACATTCCCATTATACAAACTTCCCTCTAGTCTTACCTCTTTGGGCAATACCATCAGCACGGCTAGAAGCTGAACCACCTTTAGCTAGCTTCTTGGTACCTCTATAACCCTCATCAGGAGAAGGAGCTTTTTCTTGATCTGGGAAATACTTATCATCAGGCCTAGTAGGAAACTTGTCTTTCTTATCCACTACTTTGGGTGCAATTATAATAGCAACCGTTCCGCCTTTAGCAAACCTCTTAACCTTGCCACCCTTCTTCATTGCAGTAGGCTGCTGGTTCAAAGTATTAGCAGGCTGGCTCAAGGGAAATCCAGGCTGTGGAATATTTACATTCTGCACAACACGCGGAGTTGTTGTTGCCTGTGTCTGCTGATTGCCATAGAAAGGATATGTAGGCTGCTGCGATCCTGGAGTTGTACCACCATCTGCCATTTTCTTGATTTTCATGATTTATCCGTAGAATACAGTCACGCCAGTAGTACCAGACGTAGATACATATATACCATTAAGCGCAAGAATGCCCTCACCAGGAATCAATATTGTTTGTACATTGCCTGCTGCATTACCATCAGTTGCCATTAGGAACCGCTGGGCATACACACAAGCTGTACCAGCATTAATCGTACCAGTGTTTACGTCCGTTACTGTGAATGTATTTGCGTTTAGAACAGAAATTACATAGTTACCAGCAGTTCCCTGCAGCGTGGCTACAGCAAAGTTTAATCCTAATGTTTGACCATTAGTTAAGCCATGACCATTTTCAGTAACTGTAATTAGTGTACCAGTGCGCTCATATTCGGCGGTAACAGGGACGGTAGCGGTATCCCAGAGCGTAATTGCTGATGCCCCAGAAGACACTGTCATTAATCCTTTAAGTCTAGTTCTTCCTATGAGGAAAAACCCAGCAACATTTAAGTGCCCTGACTTTACGTCATATTGCATACTCATAATTAATCTCCTAAGGTAGGATAAGACTACGCGGGTTTAGATGCCTCAAGTCCGCTAATCTTTGCTATTAACTCAGCATTTTCTTTAGCAAGTTTGGCGGCATGTCCCATTGCAAAGTCTCTTTGGGATTCCAGAAGCGCCACAATTGTAGCAACTTCCGGATCTTCATGAGTCAACATTAGACAGTAACAGCTTGCCAGTTGCCAGAAGCATCAGATACAAACAGTAGTCCATCAGTAGAATCAATACCTAACGAACCTTTGCCTACACCAGAAGCAGCACCATCAACAAAATTACCTACCTTGATGACAACAGGAGCAGCGGCAGCATCATCAGCCAAGCGAATCTCAGCCTCTTTGTAGGCTTTAATAGAACCGCCACCACCAACTGGGTCTTGCATCTTCAAGTCCAGACCGTATGTAAAGCCGGAACCTGCTGTGCTGTTGGTCATTGCAATACCGAAGCCTGCGCGGGCAGAAGACTCTCCACCATCGCCATCAATAAAAGCCATAACTGCGGCATCAGCGGTATCAGTAGAGTCACCAACAACGCCCATCACACCGACTTTAGGGTATGTAGAAGCGTTTGTACCAGACATCAGGTAACGACCCATTACGCCAATGTAATAGGTGCTTGTTGTTGACTGATTGGTGGTTGAATAAACCTGACCTCTAACACCTTGAGCGCTAGAAGGATTGACTGCTGTAGAGCTACCAAAGGCGGCTGTAGGGTTAATCGTTGAGGTCAGAGCTGCAGAAGGAGTGCCCTCTGCTACAGAAGAAACTGTCTCGTATGGGGCTTCGCTTGAGCCAACTACAAAACCGTTCTGAGAGAATACGGGACCGCTAAAATGTGTTGCTGCCATGATATATTTCCTTTGTGTTATAGCACATGCCCATACAGTCTCTATAACGTCTGCCAAGCCAGTCTGTATGAGTCGGGGTTCTTGGTTAGTATGTTTTATCACTTCTAAACATAGCTGTCAAGCGTACCTTTCTATGTATAAAGCAGCCTTTCTCAGTATGTCAGGATTGTCCTTAAATCCGCCAAGCGCCCTGTTACAAGCAGTGCATAGCAACGCCCTTATCTTCCCAGAAGAATGGCAGTGATCTACCGGCATGTACCTTGGGATACCATTTGCATCCACATTTGTCTCAAGCTCTCCACATATTGCACACTTGTATTCTTGTGATAGCGCCATAGACTTATAATCTTCAAGTGTTATCCCATACATCTTCTTGAGATCCGCGTTTTTAACCTTGTCAGGATTAGCCTTCCTCCAATTTCTTGAGTACTCTGCTTTGTCTGTGCTGTCTACAGTCTCTTTCCACTGCCAGTTAGTAGGGCCTAGTTGCTGAGAGCTATCTACTCTACGCAAATGATGATGATCTGGCCTATCCCCAATACATTCTACAAATGCCCAGAAGTCATCAGCCCATTCCTGGCACATAGGGGAATTAGCCTTACGCCTATGCCAATAATATATTTGGTATAAAGGATGTTTTTCTCTTGCGCCCCAATCTAAATTTCTAGGCTGCTCAACCGTCCCATGCCTAGAATATCTAAATAGATGCTTCTCACAGAGCCCAGACTTTAGGGTTTTCTGCCTATCTGTACATCCGCTGACATTACATATGGGGTGGGTAGACTTGATATGCGCCCTATAGTGAGTGGCGCACAATTGACCTCTGTATGACTTACTTTTGCATTCCACAATAGAACAAGGAGAAGCTGTTGCCAGCCTCTCCTGCTCATAGTGTTTTCTACATAGACCGCTAGAAAATACTGAATTACCACAACCATCAAAACTACATTCTACATACTTCATAAAACCCCCAGATATTTAGTCTGGGGTTAGTGTATCGTGTAGTCCCTTAGTTGTCAAGCACCCGCGCTTCCGAACATACCCAGTGGATCCGACCAACCAAAGCTGTAACGTTCACGGCTCTTGTAGCGGACGTTGCCTGTGTCAAAATCGCCATCCATTGACTGTTGCAGGGGTGAACGCTCAAAGTGCTTCATACCGTTAGGTACATCTGTGGTCAGGAACCATGCATTGGTGTCAGTCAAGAAGTGATTGATACAGTAGCCTTCAGGTATCGAACCATTGTTCTTGATAGCATTGATGTCATTGTCAGCTGTACCAACGCGGAGGGAAGTCTCCAACAGACGGGTAGCAACGAACTGCAGTGAAGGTGGAACCACCAACTTGCGTGGGCGGCTAGCAATCAACAGGCTACGCTCATCAGTCCACAGTGAGATTTGAATAACAGCGGCTTCCAGGGAAGTCTCATTCAAGTCAGCTGGGGTTGAAGGAATGTTGCTGTTAACGCCACCAGACACTAGCGGGTGACTTGCTGAGAACAGAGCTTGTCCATCACCACCTGGGTAGGAGGATGAGAAGCCGTTGTTCAGCGTGTTAGCCGCTTTAACTTGCTTGGTGTATGCCATAGCACGAGCCAAAGCCTTGGTGTAGCGAGCTGAGAGAGAATCGTACAAGTTATCTTCGATTGCTTCTTCAGTTAGCGAGAAACCAAGAGCGATAGTTTCATGGTTGTAGCGTGAGGTCCAAGCTTCTTGGCCGTTGTCATAAGCGATGGCGGAGCCTTCATTCTTGACAGGTGCGGCTGAGAATCCAGACAGTTTTGTTTCTTCTTCGAAGGAACGCTCAGAGGTCTCAGTTTCGTAGATCTCTTTGTGCTCTTCGCCGTAACGAGCGTACTCCAAACCGAACAATGCATTCAGTCCTGGGAGCAACTCTTTCAGTAGTTGTGCGCGTGAAATAGCCATTTAATTGTCTCCCTTTAGGCGTAAGCCAAACCTGTTGCATTGTTATATTGATGGATACCAAAGTTGATCTTGACAATCACTTCGCTGTAAGTAGTAGGCGTAGGTGATGTAGCAGGAACAACGTCAATGACCCGAACTGGGAACGTATTGGTAGCTGCTGGGGAGGAGCTCAGTACTGAATATGCTGAGTTACCGTTCAGTGTGCTACCGGCAGTTGCCAGAATGGACATGTTGGTACCAATTGCGTTTTGGGTAACAGTTGCCATTACTACGCCACTTGAACAGACAGCTACTTGGTACAAAGTATCAGGATCATCTGCAACAATCGCATAGATCTCAGTACCTGAAGCAACAGTAATTGCATCAGGATAATACTGTGAACGTGTAGGTGTGCCATTTGCTGCGGTGTAGAAACAGCCCAAGAACACGCCGCAAGGTGTGTTAGCGGTTGTACCTACATCTTTTTCAATAGTGCCGCCAACAACTCTTTTGACAAAATCGCCAAAGAAGATGTTTTCGCTGTAGCCAACTGCGATTTCCATGTTACGGGTGGAACCTGCAAAAACTTGTCCACCAATCAGGTTTATAGGCCGTAGCCCATAAGGTCCGTTAATAGTAGGGTAAGCCATGTTTTAACTCCTTAAAGGTTTTTATTTGCCTTTGCCAAATGAGGTAGTAGATTTACGCTCAGCAAACATCGGCATACGAGGATCACTTTGTCTCATCATACTGTTATCTACAGACTCAATCTGGCTCTCAGCTTGCTTGCGGTAAAATGCATCTCGCTGCTCCACGAACTCAATTGGAGTCTTACATAGTAACAATCCACCGATTTCAATATTGTCCTTAAAGCGACTATTGCCATCAATTAACAGTTGGAACTGTGGCTGTTCATTTACAGTTACTGGCTCCCAACCTTCTCTGAGTTTGGCAGAGAGATTTCTTGGATCAGCTACATTCAATGTTGACACCCTTATCCATCGGTACGCGTATCCAGGAAGCTTGTCAGGTTCTGGCAAGAGTTCCGGCTGCTTCCACTGCTGAGGACGCTGCTGTTCAATACGAGTATCTGCTGCTCTAGGTAACTTGTTTTCAGCCATTATTGGCCTCCATTTTTTGGACTTCACGATAGTATTGCTCAGGCGTTAACTTGAGCTTCTTTGCAATGTTTAACTGCGATTGCTTCAGCGTTACCTTTTTGGAGGAAGTGCTTCTGCCTGCAGATGCAACTATCGTACTCTGTCTATCTGTACGCGGCTTGTTTGTGGGCTGCGTTTTTTCTTCTTCAAAGTTCTCTGGGAACCGGCGATGCATTGTCTCATCGACTTTCTTCCAGTATTCATCCGTTGATGCGTAACTTGCTCCATGTTGAGTAACAAGTTTTTGATGTAGCCCTAAAGCTAGACTTGTCATCTCTTCATCTTTCCCGAACCAGGTATTGCGCTCTTGCCACGCCATAGCCCGTGAATCAGGTTTTGGTATCTCAGTCTGACTATTTACAGGAATTTCTGGAGTTTGTAAAGCAGGCACATATTCTTTTGCTTTCTGTAACTTATACTGTGCACCTGATAACTTCTCCTGGGCATTTACCAACTGATCTGAATCTCCTAGATCATATGCCTCCTTATAAGCCCTCTTAGCTGCGTCAATTTCAAGCTCAGCTGCATCCTTATATGCCGCTAGGTAGTTCTGCTCTCCATCGGTTAGGCGGGTTTTAAGCGCCTTGTTCTCAGCCTGGACTGTCTGTGCATAGGCTAGAGCTTCCTTCTGCTCCCTTAGGGCTTGCTCTTTCTCCCTACGCTCATCGTGCCAGACTTTCTTAAACTGTTTTAACTTCGTCTTAACCGTATCGGAATATTCCTCTAGCTCATCCTTGTCTAGATCTTCTACTACTTCCTTTGGCATTGCCTCACGACCACGGTCTTTCTCAGGAGTGTCATCCTCTATTTCAAATTCAAACTCCTCCTTCTCTACCTTTTCGTCTGGGAATTGAAATTCCTTTTCGTCATCCATTTTATTCTCCTAAATGTTACCTTTCGGTATGTTTGTTAAATCCTACTTATTCCTCTTGGGTCTTCTACCACTGCCTCTACGGTGTCATCGTTTATTAATCTAAACTCTTTGCCGTGGATCTTTAAGCGCGTTCCTGAATTAGGACGGGCCAATATAAAGTCACCCTTCTTACACCAAGCTCCTGCTGGGAACCGGCTTTTATCAGAGTAACAGTCTGGACCCATATCAATTACAAAGAACACAGTACTAAGGACTTCTTCATACTGACGAGTTGAGTCAGCCTTTAAAAGACCACTGTCGTACTTCTCCTCAATTACTGGAATACTTACAAGGATGTGATACCCAGTAGGCTTTGGTAATTGCGTTGCTTTTGTTGCCTCATCGCTTTCTGTAGCGAGTTCAGTCATTTGATTGCTCCATATGTTTTAAGAGATCGTAAATAAATCCCTCCGCGATGGATAGACCCCTAATCTCCCCGCAAAGTTTTTGGTACTCCGCATAGTCCTTAGCTGCGCTGGTGGACACAGCTGTGGCTATCTGATCCCTCTTTTCCT